TAATTTAGAACTTTAATTTAGAACTTTAATTTAGAACTTTAATTTAGAACTTTAATTTAGAACTTTAATTTAGAACTTTAAGGAGTTTAGATGAAAAAGATTGAAAATGAATACGAAGAAATCATGGAAGAAGCAACAAAATCCGTAGAAAAGATGTTAAGTTTAGAGGACGAAGGCTGGGTTAATTTTTCAAAAACCAGCAATATAATCTCTGAAAGCCAAAGAATCAATACTGTAGAGACTGCGAGAATTTATTCTGTTCAAGACCCACTCGCAAGACAAGCGATCAACTTGTGGATAAACTATACTTTTGGTTCAGGCGTTTATGTCAGAGCAAAAGAAGAAGCCGCTCAAAAGATTTTAGACGTATTTTGGGACGATAAAGACAACCGCAAGTCGCTTTCGGTAGAAGGCCAAAGGAAATCGGGGAGTAATCTTCTAATAGACGGAGAGTTGTTTATTGTTTTATTTTTAAGTCCGGGTAAAGTTGTTTTGCGTCAAATCAATCCATTAGAAATAGTTGAAATTATAACCAATCCAGAAGACATAGAAGATGTTAAATTTTACAAAAGAGTATGGACTAATCAATTAAGCGAATCAAAGACTTCTTACTACCGTGATATAAACAACCCTAAAGGGGAGAGTGCACAAGACTCAACCGGAAAGACTATAACCGAACATGAAGAGGCTTTAATTTTTCATGTAACTTTCAACGCTTCAGGACAGAGAGGGAATTCTTTACTGACTCCAGCATTAGATTGGATAAAACAATACCGCAAATTTATGGCAAGTCGTATAGCAATAACTTTAGCAATGGCAAAATTCGTATGGAAACTTAAACAGAAGGGTGGACAAAATGCAGTCAATACTGCTAAAACTAAATTTGATGATACTACTCCACAGTCAGGTTCAATGTTAATAGGGAATATGGGTTCTGATATGCAACCTATCAAAGCAGACACAGGAGCGTCAAATGCCTATCAAGACGCAAGATTACTCAGGCTTCAGGTTTGCGCTGCAGTAGGCATACCAGAACAGTACCTCACAGGCGATATAGCAATCGGAAACTTCGCTACAAGTAAGACTGTTGAACTTCCTTTATTAAAACAGTTCCAAGCGTACCAACAATTATGGGCTGATGTTTACAAAACTATTATAGAGGTTGTTTTTGAACACAACAAAGTCAGTGAAGACAAAAGAGAAGTTGATTTTGATTTCCCTGAAATAGCACCTACTGATACTCAGCGGTTATTGGCAGCAATTACAGGACTTGGAAATATAATGCCTGAATTGGTCAAAACAAGAGATGTAAAACAGATAATTTTAAGTAATATAGGAATTGCAGACCCTAACGCTACTTTAGATTCTATGGATGAAACAGATAAAGAAACAGATAAAGAAACTGAAAGCAATCCGAATGCCAAACTGATAAAAGCACTTCAGGGTTTTAAAGAAAGTATAAAAAATAAAAAGGAGGCATAAAATGATTATTAAAGAAGATGGTGGAAAAGTAAGATTACAAGATATTAATTATGTAAAAATTATACAAGACAAACTTGATGAAATTAAAGAGATAACTATTTTTGTTACAGATGTTAATGCTAATGAAAGAAATAAAGAATTTACTACTGCGAATATGACATTGTTAATTTTACCGAGTAGGTTCAAGAAATGAAATGTCCAAGATGTAATGGACTTGGTTTCTTGGAGTACGAACATGGTCTTATCAGAATTCAATGCCCAGAGTGTTTAGGTACGGGGGAGGTAAATGATAATAACGGAGATAAATCAAATCTTGGAAAAGTTACAAAGCGAGATTCCGTGCAACCAAAACGCACCAAAAAACATAGCACTCGCAAAAAGGCTTGAACAAGAATTGGTAGATTATTTTAATAAGATGAGTAAAGCCTTTCCTTATTCTGACTTGGAAAGAATTTACTCTAAATATGAAGAATCTATCGGAAGTGATTCTGGTAAAGTGGTGAATCCTATATTAACGACTTTGAATACTTCTTTTAAAACGAAGGTGGCTGGACACCTAACAACTATTTATGTTAGTGGCTCTGCTGAAATGATGGACTGGGGAGGACTTGCTTTTGAAGGCATACCAAGTAAAGAAGCAATTAACTGGGCAAAAACAAACGCTGCTAAATTAGTAACTCGTATGGATGTTGAAACTAAAAATAGACTTGCTCAAGTTATCAGCAATGGAATTAAGAACAAGCGAGGGCCCGGAGGTTTGGCAACAGATATTAAAAGAGAACTCGGCTGGATGGGAAAAGGACGTCCTTCGAATATCAAAGGACTTACAATGCAATCGAGGGCTTCTTTAATAGCGAGAACTGAAACTGCAAACGCTTTAGGACAAAGTTTTGAAGACAGAGGCAAGGAAATGGGCATAGAGGGCAAGGAATGGATTACTGCTGGAGATTCTAAAGTAAGTGATGGCTGTAAAGAAAATGAAGCTGCAGGAGTTATACCTTTTAATAATCAATTCCCAAGTGGAGATATGAGGCCGCCCCGTTTCCCCGGATGTCGTTGTGCAGCGGCACCAGCAAGATTAAAAAAATAATTTAGGAGGCAAATAATGCCGGACAAGAAAGTAAGTGCAAAAGAAGCAGGAGAGAAACGAACCAAGGAGGAAAGTATGGAATTAAGTGATGAGAACAAAAAAGGGTTACTGCAAGCGGCTCTCACAACTGAATATGGCTTAGATGAGGACAAAACGATACCATCGGGAATAGTAGTTGAAGAGGTTTTTGACGAGGACTTAATTTATAGCGTTAACGGACAATGTTATAAAGTAACCTATGCAATAGGAGAGAGCGGAGTTACTATTGGCGAACCTCAAAAAGTGGTTGCTCAAAAAGTCTACAAACCAATGGAGTCATTACAATCTGTTTATTCGGATATAATTCAAGAGGTTGGAAAACGAAACGCTTCAGCAGATGAAACAAGAATTAAAAAGATACTTGAATTAGCAGGTCAACTTTTAACATCTGTAAAAGCAGAAGAGAGTAAAGTTACTGAAGCCTTGAAAGAGGCGAGTTCGGTTTTGACTTGGTTAAAAGAACAGTCTATTATGAAGACAGAAGATGGTCTTAAATATCCCAAAGAAGCTTATGCTTATGTTCCGGATAAAGAAAAATCTACGACTTGGAAACTTAGGCTTTGGGAAAATCCTACTAAAAAAATAACCAGACCGCAACTTGGACGTGCTGCTGCTGCTTTAAGTCCCGGTGGCTTTAGAGGGCAGAAAGTCCAAATACCTTCTACTGACTTAGCAACTGTTAAACGGAAAATCAGAACTGAATACAAAAAGTTAGATGTTGAAGAAAAGGATATTCCACGCTGGGTAAAAGAAGTTGAGAAAAGAGAAACCCTAACAAGCTATATTCCATTATCAGAAGCTAAACTTGATAAAGGCGTTGCGACAGTTACAGTCATAAAAGCAGGTTTTAACGAAGGCAATGGAAGGTATTATCCTTTAGAAGTTCTTAAAAGAGACTTTAAAATATTTGAAGGTGCTAAAATGTATGCGGATCATCCCACCGAAGCCGAAGAAAAAGCACGACCTGAAAGATCCATTAAAGACTGGGTGGGAACTTTAAATAATGTTGAAGTAAAAGAAGACGGAACTATTATTGGAAAAGCCACGATAGTTGAACCTTGGCTGCAAGCGAAGTTAGCAAGATTGCGAGATTCAGAGATGCTTTCAGAAATGGGCATTTCAATCAATGCAATTGGCTCGGCTTCCGATGCTGAAATTGAGGGTGTTAAAACTAAACTCGTGGAAAAACTAATAAAAGCAAGGTCGGTTGATTTTGTAACAGAGCCGGGAGCTGGAGGTTCAGTAGAGTTTTATGAATCTGAAAGAGTCAATATAGACTTAATAGAAATAAATCAATTAAAAGAATTAAGACCAGATTTAGTTGAAGTTATTAGAACCGAGACTAAAACTGAATTAACCAAGGAGGTTAAACGAGTTATGGAAATGGAAGAAAAAGTAAAAGATTTAGAAGGGCAGATTACAACTCTGACTTCTGAACGAGATGATTTAAAAACCAAGATGGAAGAAGCAGAAAAGGCAACGAAGAAAGCTGAAGCAAAGTCTTTGATAGACGAAGCTATAAGCAAATCTGAATTACCAGAAGCTGCGAAATCAAGAATTTTAGAGAAGTTCAAAGATGTTGAAAGTTCTGATGGAATAGAAGAAGCGATAAAGTCTGAAAAAGATTACATCGCCGCTATTCAGGAATCAGGCAAAGTCAAGAATTTAGGAAAAACAGAAGTAAATGTTGAAGAGAGCCACAAGGCTTTTAGGGAATCTATTAAAAAAGCGTACCCAGATTATACAGATGAACAGATAGAAACTTTCATCTCTGGGCACTAAACTGAGGAGGATATAATGCCTACACAAGATTTTGGAGTATATCCAGCAGAAGGAACGCTGGGAGACGAAGTAAGTTCTACTTATGAAGGAAGACATATAACATTAAAAGCCAGTGAAATCAATCATGGGAATATATTAGCTGTTGTTACTAAAGGCTATCCTGTTATTTTTGGGACTGTCGCTGGCAATCATGGAGTTGGTATAGCTTTAAAAACTGAAGTTGCAGGAACTGATTTAATTGCTATTGATACTGAAGGCATTTGGAATGTTAGTGTGGTAGCTTCTAATGACGGTGGCAATAGCTTAGTAACTGGAGGAGACCCACTTTACATCAATACTACGACAGCTGTTGTTAGTAAAATTACCGATATAGCAACTCAGATACCGTTTGGCTATGCTTTAGGTCAAATCGCTGCAGGGGCAACTGCTGTTATCGCTGTTAAAGTTCATTTTGACCCTGTAAATCAGAACGATGCTTTACTGAGCAAAGAGATAACTTTTGAAGAAGACGGTGCTGGAGTTTATACAGGTTCAGTTAATTTACCCGCAGGCGCTACTATAGTAAATGTAATTGTTCACGCTGTAGCTCTTTGGGATGCCGTAACAAGTGCAACTTTAATAGTGGGCGATGCTGCTGACCCCAATGGGTTCTTTGACGCTGTTGATTTAAAAGCTACTGACCTACTCGCAGGGGAGTCAATCGACTTTGCCCATACTGGTGGAGAAGAGGGTGCTGATGTTGACGCTCCTGCTGCCGCTGTTGCTGTTAGAAGGCGTTATCTTGTAGGTGCAAGAGTTGTTACAGGTGAGGTAACTTCAGTAGGTGCTGGAACTGCCGGTAGAACTCGGATAACTGTTATTTATTCTGCTCCAACCGTAATAGTTGAAGCAACGAAGGCATAGGAGGATATAATGGAACTTATGAAATTAATGGAAGACTGGAAGGGATATGATGCTCTTTCAGAAGTAAAGAAACCTGAGAACTGGGAAGCTCAGTTAAAAGAAACAATTGAATTACTAAACAACACTAAGGGACTGCCTCTTTATAAACACGAATACCTGATGAGAGAAGCTTTAACGACTTCAGATTTTCCTTATCTGTTTGGGGATGTTTTAGACAGGCAAGTCTTGGCAAGCTACAAAGCTGTTGACCCCGTGTGGAAAGCATTTGTAAAGTCGTCAACTGTTAATGATTTCAAAACTGCTTATAGATTTGCGATTACAGGTGGAGACCAATACTTATCTGAAGTTGCTGAAAAAGGCGAATATCTTGCAAGCGAAAGAACTGAATCTAAATACGAATTGGCAGTTAAGAAATATGGACGTCAATTTGATATTAGCTGGGAAACTATAATCAACGATGATTTAGGGGCTCTTAGAGATACGCCAGAACGATTTGCAAGAGCTGTAACAAGAACTGAACACAGAATTGTAACAGAACTTTATGCTGATGATGCAACTCTTTACCAGCTTGCTGGAGGGCAAGCTAATAGAGTTACTACTGCTTTGAGTATAGCAAGTCTTGAAACAGGACTTGAAACAATGGCGGCATTCACAGATGCAAATGGTGAAGCAATTCAGAACAGGGCTAAATTCTTAGTTGTACCACCTGTTCTTGAAATGACAGCACGTCAAATTTTGACTTCAACAACTAAAATGTGGTCAGATAATGCTGCTGGGCCTGCAGCCTATCCGACAGCTAATGTAGTTGCTCAAATGGGTTTGACTTTAATTATAGACCCTTATTTGCCAATTATCGATACAACGGGCAGTGGTGGAACAGGTTGGTATTTATTTTCAAATCCTAAAGATATAGCGGCTATTGAGGTTGCGCATCTTAAAGGACACGAAAGGCCTGAAATTTGTATGAAAGCTTCAGACAAGGTAACAGTTGGCGGTGGAGCAATCAACGCAATGTCCGGTGATTTTAAAACCGACAATGTGCTTTATAGAGTTAGAGAAGTATTTGGCGGAGTTACAGAAGACTGGAGAGCAACCTATATGGGAGGCTCTGATTAGCAGATTTATTTATAGCAGGGGGGAAACTCCCTGCTTTTTAAGGAGGTAATATATGAATCCAGCAATAGATTTTCCGTGGGAATATAAACATTGTACAGTGGATACACAAGTAAGTGCTAGACCAGGTGTGTTGCATACGATAGTTGTTAATGGACTTACTACAGCAGGCGATGTTACGATATACGATAATACAGCAGAGTCAGGAACTGTTATTGGGGTAATTCATCTTAATCCTACAACTTCTATATCTGTGCCGCCGATAACATTACTTTACGATTGCAAGTTTAGTGTAGGACTTTATGCTGGTTTTGATGCTACGCTTGTTGCTGATTTAACTATAACCTATAAATAGATGCCTGATCCAAGAATATTTCCTATACCAAGTTCGTTAAGCGATCATGTTACTGTTTTAGCTGTATCTACTTTAGTAAGAGCAGCCAATCCAAGACGAGTTGAATTAGAATTAGTCAACGACGGTGATAGTGTTATTTATTTATCGAGAGGCGTTCCTGCTGTAATAGGTGATGGTATGAGAATCAATCCTAAAGGTGGGCGCTATCGTATAAATACTATAAATCTTTGGTATGGTGAAATCTATGGTATAACGGGAGATGGAAATATGTGTAACATGACTATAACTGAAGGAGTCAAACCATGAGTGATGGCGTTTTCAATCCTCCTGATCTTACAGAAATAGAAACCAGCATAATTAACCTTCAGGAAGATATTGATACTATCAGGGCAGTTATAGATGGACTTCCGACCTTAAGTGAAACTGGAGGCACGGTAACCACCGACGGTACTGAACAAAATGTATATATTAACGCAACGCCTTTGGGTGTGTTCAATCCAATATGTGTTAATATAAATTGTACAAATCAAACAGCAGGGGAAACTATTATTATAAGACTTTATTATGATAATGCGCCGGGTGGTGCAGGATTGATATTAGCTGATACTTTAACTTTTGCTGGCTTAGTCTCGCCAGAGATGATTATAATAGACCTTAAACCTAACAGATATGGAGTTAAAGTAACAATTGAAAAGACCGTCGGGACTAATAGAGATTATCCTTGGGAGGCATTTTACGAAATATGATAAGAACATTTTACGATAACTTAGACCTTAATAAAGATATACAACTTGACCTCTCTATGTTAGAGGCTACGGGGTCGTTATTGCATGATGAGTCTAAAAATCATTCCACAGCAACAATGCATACCAGTATAGGAACACCACTTTGGCTACAGACACCATCGAGTCGGTATGGAATTGACTTGAATAGAATATATCCGGCATTAGACACAGAGCAGTTTTATGATATACCCGCAGTTGATTGTCTTAACCTTGATTTTATTAATGATTTCAGTTTGGCAATGTGGTTTTACTGGGATTTTGCTGGTCATTCTCAAATTATGATGGGCAAGTATGTAGTGGACTCTCGTGGATGGGAAGCCTATCTCTATAGTGTTGGAGGAGTTGATTCTTTAAATGTTAGGCATTGGCACGGTGTAACGAGGTCGGCTACTTATTCGGTAGGATGGACTCAAAACGAATGGCATTTATGGAGTTATTCAAGAATAGGAGCTAATGCTTATCATTATAGAGACGGAGATTTAATTCCAACAATAGGCGGGCCTTTGCAAAATCCCGATTCAACTGTAGGTGATGATTTTAGAATAGGGTGCAGATTTACCGAAGATTCTAATTGGTTCAAGGCAAGGTTTCACAGACCAAGAGCATGGTCAAGGGCTTTAGCAGCAAATGAGCATAAATTGCTTTATAGATTGGGGTACCCATGATAGACTTAATAGGAACTTTAAGAAGGTTAGTAATAGCGGTTGGACTTATACCTACTGTTATGAGGGGCACTGATGATGCTACTCTTCAAGCTACATGGACAGATGCGATGGCTGGTTATCAAAACGAACTTGCGGCAGCTAATCTACCAAGTGATATAGATGACCTTTTAAACGATACAGGGGTAATACATCATTATAATTGTTCAGGGACTCGTGTTTATCCACAAGTTCCAAGTTCTGTAATACAGCTAACAACTGCAGCAGCAGTTGACACATGGGGAAGTTGGACACAGGTTATTCCGATTAACACTATTGACTTTGTTGATGGGTACAATGTCGAGGGAGTGATGATAGAAGAGTCAGGGGCAATTGCTACATATATTATCCAATTTGGCTATAGTACCGTTGATGGAGATGACCCTACTACTGCTCAGATTATGGGAGAACAACGATTCAAAGTTATTGGGACACCTCTCAAAACATATCATGCGGACTTAGTAATGTTATCAAGAGATGTACCACAAAATGCTAAATTGTGGGCGAGGTTAATGAGTGAAACTGTTAATGCCGATACGGTAGATATTAGTATTGTGGTGTTAAGGCATATACCAGTGAATAATCACATAGCTCATTTAGCTACATGGCCATGGGCATAAGGAGGTAAAATGGCTGTAACGTATGATATTACAAATGATATTGGGAAGGTTAGATTAATTATTGGAGATAAAGTTCTTGCCGATCCTGTTTTTACAGATGAGGAAATTCAAATGTTTATTGATTCTGAAGGAAACATTAACCTTGCCAGCGCTAAACTTTTAGAGGCTTGGGCTTCCAGTTATGTTGCTAATGCTGATAGCGAAAAAATAGGTGATTACGCCTATACACAAAAAGTTGCAGGTAATATGCTTTCATTGGCTCAACGATTAAGAGAAAACGAATCAACTGAACCTATAATTGACTATGCTGAATTTGATTTGACAGACGAGGAAGAATGAGAGTTTTATTGATAAATGCTTGACTTTAATTCAAAAAAGGATATAATATAGTATGAAAAATAGTGGTATTTATCAGATTCAGAATGTAATAAATAATAAAAAGTATATCGGGAGTGCTGTTGATATTGATAGACGGTGGAAAGAACACCTTTACAAACTTAAAAAAGGAATTCACGAAAATAAACATTTGCAACGAGCCTTTTTAAAGTATGGTGAAAATTCTTTTGAGTTTATGATTTTAGAAGTTGTGATGACTCCTGAGGGCTTGATACTATTAGAGCAGAAATACTTAGATGAATTGTATCCTGAATATAATATTTTGCCTACTGCGGGGAGTTCACTTGGATATAAACATACTGAAGAATCTAAAAAAAAGATAAGTGAAGCGGAAAAAGGAAAATCTCTTTCAGAAAAAACAAAGAAAAAGATAAGCGAAGCAAGGAAAGGAACACATTATAAACAACCTATGTCAGAAGAGGGCAGAGCTAATATTTCTGAAGCGCATAAAGGTAATCATTATCCTAAAATGAGTGAAGCTCATAAAGGTAAATATCCTTCTGAAGAAACACGAAGAAAATTAAGTGAAGCACATAAGAATCCTTCTAAAGAAACTCGAATAAAAATGAGTGAATCTATGAAAAGACACTGGGATAATAAAAAATTAAAGGTGGGAGCGAAATGAGCTATACATCACTATTAATTAACACTTGCACAATTAAAAGACACACCACAACAGGAACGGATGCTTACGGGCAACCTACTTATAATTGGGCTGACCATTTAGTAGACGAACCTTGCCGTTGGTCAACGCCTAAAAATACTGAAATAAAAATAGGGGCTGAAGTTGTTATTGTTGATAGGCAATTGTTTTTAAATGACATAGACATAACAGAACAGGATAGAGTTGTTATGGACGGAGAAACTTTTGAGGTAATATCTTCCGTAAAAAGACAAGATGGTGCAAGTGAACACCACGTAGAAGCATTTTTAAAGAGGGTAAAATGAAGATGAAGATTTCTGTTACAACTGATTTAAAAATACCAGAAGTTCAAAAGATAGTAAAAGAAGCTTCTGAAAAAGCTTTAAAAGATATTGTTATTGATACTGCAAACGACGTTATAAAAGAAAGTCCTATTCTTAGTGGCACAAACAAACGTTCTATCAAATATGAAACAAAAGAACTTGGAGGTGTTGTTTATTCAACTTCGGGGTATGGTGGATTTTTAGAAATAGGAACTTATAAAATGAGAGCACGTCCTTATTTTAAACCTGCATTTGATAAACACTTTAAAGATTTACCTGAAAGGATAAAGGAAAGATTGAGATGACGGATACAAACCAAATTATTCGCGCTTATTTAGCAACTTGTGCAACTTTAATTGCTTTAATTGGGGGCGCAACTCCGAGAATTTATTGCCCACGACTTCCAGAAGATGCGACTTTACCTGCTGTAAGTTTTTTCACTCGGGGTGGAACTTCAACTCCTTATATTCCTGACATACCAGAGCCATCAGTTCAATTTGACTGTTGGGCAGGCGACCCTATTACAGCAAGAAATATATATGATAAACTTTACGATAATTTACAAGGTATTCAAAATCAAGAGGTTACAATAGGAGCAAATACTTATAAAATTTTATCAGCAATTGAGGAAGTACACGGGCAAGATTTAAAAGATGAAATACCCGGATATTTTCGGGTGCTTACTTTTTTTAGAATTAAAATCAGAAGTTAAATTAGGAGGTATTAAATGGGTACAAAAGCTAATGTATTAGTTGGAGTGGCAGCGGTAACAATTACCAATGCTGCATTAAAATCAGGTGGATTACAAGAAGCTGGAGTGGCTACTATCGCTACATTTTATACTGTTGACGGTGTCATTATGTCTGTTAAGAGTAGCTTTGCGGATGTCAAAGTGGAAGAAAACGTAGGAACGATTGTTCGCAAAATAACTGACCAAGAGGTTGACTTCACATTTACCTTTGCAGAGGGTGCGCTTGCAAACTTGGTAGCAGCTATACCGGGAAGTGCAATAAATGTTGGGGGAACAGAAGTTACTATTGGTGGTGGTTCTGCAGGTAGTTCGCTATTACAAGAATTTGAACTATCAATTGTAGGTACTAATCCCGCAGGAGCAGCACGAACTATAGCAGTTACTGCTGTAAATCCTACTGGTGAAGTTGGTATTCCGTATAAAAAAGGCGAAGTTTCTGTTATCCCAGTTACTTTTTCTTCTTTGGTAGCAGACACAGGTGTATTCTGTACGATAACAGACGCATAGGGAGGAACTTATGGGAACGAAAGCGAATGTTTTAATAGGTGTAGCGGAAATTACTTTAGATGTGGGAGTTGATGCAAGAGTTGTAGGTTACACTACAGACGGAGTTATTATGAATGTTAAGAGTGATTACTTTCACACAAAAACTGAAGAAAATGTAGGAACTCTTAAAAGGTATTTAATAGACCAAGAGGTAGAAGTAACTTTAAACATAGCAGAGGGAACTCTTACAGATTTATCTGATGCTATTCCGAGTTCTTCTTTAGTGGGTAATGTTTTAACTTTAGGTGGTGGAAGTCTTCAAGAACATCGTTTGACTCTTAAAGGCACAACTCCCGGTGGCAGAGATAGAGTTATAGTTTTAACTTTAGTAAATCCTACTGGAGAGGTTGCTATACCTTACAAGAAAGGCGAAGTCAGTATTGTTCCTGTAGTTTTTTCCGCTTTAGTGGCTGACTCGGGAGAATTTGGAGAAATAACTGATGCACAAGCCGACGCTCCAACTTTTGTAAGTGCTACAACTAATGGAGCAAGTAAAATTGATGTTACTTTTAGTAAAGCGATAACTGACCCAACAGGCAAACATCTTGAATTTTGGTTTACAAGGGATGGGGGAGTTGCGGAGGCTTTTACTCTTGCTGCTGTAGCAGGTGCTGTAGTTTCTCTAACTCCGTCTGCTAATATACTTACTGGCGAAGTGATTTTATTATTTTATGCACTTGGTACAGTAACTTCAACTGATATAGGCGTATTGGCAAGTTTTGCTGATCAAGCAGTAACTAATCTTGAATAAGGAGGAGATATGGAAGAAATTAAAAAAAGGACTGAAGAAGATAAAATATTTCAGAACGAAATTGTAGTTATTTTAGGCGGTAAGGAATACAAAATCAAACCACTTGTAATTAAGAAGTCAAGGAAGTGGAGGGCTACTTTTGCTAAAGTATTGGGAACTTTACCTCGATATACAGGAGTTACTACTGATACTCCGGAAAAGTTTATGGGGGCTATCAATGCTATGTTGGTTGGAATGCCTGATGAAATAGTTAATCTTATTTTTCAATATGCGCCTGAATTAAATCGTGAAGAGATTGAAAATAAAGCGACTGATAAAGAAATGGCAAAAGCATTTGAACAAATTGTGGAAGTGGCCTTCCCTTTGGCACAAAGCCTATTAGGAGCGATGAGCAAGCTGTCTCCATAGGCGAAGCATTTGAATTTTTATTAACGGAGTGGCATTTAACTCCGGAATATATTAATAATAATTGGACAGATGAAGAGTTTACGTTAATGGTAAAAAAATTAAATAAACGTAAACAAAGAGAAGTAGATGCAATGCGACCAAAGGGAACTGATACTATGGTTTCGGATAAAGAATTATTTAAAGAGTTGGGCAATAAGATAAAGAAAAAGTAGGAGGTTAAAATGGCAATCTCAGTTGGCGATGCTGTTCTCAATGTAGGCATTAATGAAAATGATTTAAATAAAGGGCTTGATAAAGTAACCGGCAAGATAAACAGTTCCACTGCTAAATGGAGTAAGGGTATGAAAATAGCTGGTGGCATTATGGTGGCTTCTGTAGTTGCTGTTGCTACTGTTTCTATAAAAACGGCTTCTGAGTTTGACACTGCTATGCGAGAAGTTAATACTATGATGGGTTTAAGTAAAGATGAATTTCAAGCGTTTTCTAAAGAAGTTAAAGGTCTATCTAAAGATATGGGGGTAGATGCCGTAAAGTCTGCTAAAGCTTTATATCAGGCTATATCTGCTGGAGTACCTAAAGAAAATGCTATTGATTTCTTAAGAATAGCGACAAAGGCTGCAATTGGTGGCGTTACTGAAACCGAAGTAGCAGTAGATGGGTTAACTACAGTTATTAATGCTTTTAAATTGCCAATAACCGATGCAGAGAAAGTTGCAGATATTATGTTTACTACTGTTAAGGGAGGTAAAACTACTTTTGAAGAACTTTCAGCATCACTATTCCAAGTAGCTCCTATAGCGGCGGCTTCTGGTGTTAAATTTGAAGAAGTTTCAGCTGCTCTTGCAACCATGACTAAACAAGGTGTACCAACTTCAGTAGCTACAACTCAACTCAGGCAAGCTATGGTGGCTCTTCAAAAACCTACAGCGGATATGCAAATAGTCATAGGGGATTTAGGTTATGAATCAGGCCAGTCAATGCTTCAGGAGCTTGGACTTGCGGGGACACTAAATACTTTAAAAGATTCCACGGGTGGAAGCAATGAAATGCTAATGAAGATGTTTGGCTCTGTGGAGGGTGGCTCTGCTGTGCTTGCTCTTACTGGGGAGAATGCTCAAATGTTTACTACCGATTTTGAAGCGATGTCTGATACTGCTGGAGCGTCCAATGACGCTTTTGTTGAAATGGAAGGGGGCATAGGGCATACAATGGAAAAAATGAAATCTCAATTTAAAGATATGAGTCTTTCTATAGGTAACGCTTTGATTCCAATTTTAGAAAAACTAATGAAATTCGTAGCGCCTATTATTGAAAAAGTAAGCACATGGATTGAAGAAAATCCTGTACTTGTAGATACAATTCTTGCAATAGTTGGAGCTGTTGGAAGTTTGTTGCTTATGGGTGAAGTTCTCTTACCTATGCTTGGTACAATTAAACTTGCATTTTCTGCTATCATAAGTCCAACCGGGTTAGTAATTCTTGCTATAGGAGCTTTAATAGTAGCAATTGTTTTGATTGTAAAAAATTGGGACTTGATAAAAGAGAAAACTATAAATATTTGGAATAATCTTCTTGGATTCTTTAAGGGTATTCCCGGAAAGATAGGAACTATTTTTGGCACAGTAAAAGATATAATATTAAGTCCGTTCAGAGCAGCTTTAAGTGGAATAGAATCGGGTATAAATTGGTTAATTAAACAGATGAATAAAATTAGCTTCAAAGTACCTGACTGGGTGCCCTTTATAGGAGGCAAAACTTTCGGAATAAACATACCTGAAATTAAATTACCGGGATTTGCTGAAGGCGGAATGATTACAGAACCTACTCTACTCTACGGATTGAAGTCTCAAAAACCTTACGCAATCGCAGGTGAAAAAGGCCCTGAAATGGTAGGCCCACAAAATACACAAACAGACCCGCAGGTTGTAAGATTACTACAAGCAACATTAAGAGAGATGAAAAAAATGAATGAAAATATACCGCAAAGTTCAAGAGATATTGGAAGAATTATTAATGGGATGGCATAATCTAATACTTGACACAAAGCCAAAAAAGGATATAATATAATATGAGAAACTATAAAGTAAAAATTTGCTTAAGGTGTGGAAAAGAATATGTACCGACAGGGAGAGGGCAGAAATATTGTTCTGAATGTAAAATTGTTGCATAAAAGTATTTCTCATAATGTATGGACTGGAAAGAACATGCCTGAAATAAATTTAAAAGCATTTAGATTTTTATTGGGAGAAAATTTGACATGATATATTTAAAAGATGATACTTTAACTTATACAATAGATGCACATAGAGTTCAAACACAAGGCGAAAGAGGAACCACTTACGAGTACCCTTTTAAAGACTTTGGGGATTCTGTAAGAGCAGGTCTAAATCTTCAAGAGATTTCTTTTACTCCCTATGTTACGACTTTAAATACAGTACCTTGGAAAGACATTATTTCGATTAGTTTTGACAACTCAACTTGGCAGGAAGTTTTGTTTATGGATTTTTCTTTTAGTACAATTCCCGGTGGTGGTGTTTATCCTTTTACAGTCAATATGACAATTAGTCCTTTAAGACTTGGAACAAACCATACTTACGCAGACCAATGGGGGCTTGAATTAGAAGCAGTCAGTCAAGATGGTAATCACGATTCGCCTGTTAAGTTGACTTATTACGCACCGAGATTTTACTTTCCCTTTACTCAAAGTCTTGTAGATTTTGCAGGCAGTTCAGTTGACTTGACCAATCCAAGTACCAAGACTTACAAAGGCGTAACCTATGCGATTAACGAACCTATATTTGACAGCGGACTTTACTTAAGTAACGAATTTGCAGATTCAGCTAAATTAACTTTTTCAATTCAGCACTTCAGACGATTATTGCTCAAATAAAATCAACACGATACCCGAATGATTGGATTATAGGCACAGGCGCTGCTCCTAATCTTTTAACAGCAAATCAATCTAATGCTGAAACGGATACAACAGGAATGGCTGGTACGGGTGGAACTTTTACAAGAACTGTAGTTGCGGGAGAATTTTATGCAGGAGTCGGTGGTTTTAAGAATGTTTCAACAGGGGCAAACGATATTGATATTAATACACCAATAGCATCGGCAGCTGCAGTTACTGCTGGAAAATATTATAATTTTAGTACTTATGCAAAAGCTTCTACTTCTGCAAAGAATTGGCAAGTTATAATAAATTGGTATGATGTTGCAGATGGTCTTATATCTCAAACAACGACGAATGAAGTTGCAGCTTCAACTTCATTTACAAGATTAAATCTTACAGGAGTAGCACCGGCAACCACAACTAAATGCAGAGTTATTATAAAAATGGTTGGAGCAGTTTTAAATGATGTTCTTTATTCAGATAACTTAATGCTTGAAGAATTAAACGAAACTTTAACAATCTGGGACGATGGACTTAAAAACAAACTTTATATAGACATACCCAATGACCTTTTAAAATGGACAGATTACACAAGTACGATTTCTTGCACCTTTCCAACTGTTGAATTTTTAACCGAAAATTCAGCTCAAGCAAGAAAAGTCGTAACAATCGTAGCGGTTCATAATGAAGATACAAAAGATTTGCATTGTAAATATGATGGTGGGGCTTTTAATGACGGCACAGGGGCTTTAGCTCTTTTAGTCTGGACAAACGAAATGACTTTAGGTTTGTTTGACGGTATTTTGAATAATTTAATTCAATACAATTATGTCTTGACTGCAGCTAACTACGGAGATTTGAATTTCACTTTAGATCCTTTAAATTGGAATGACTTTTACATAGAAAATACAACAGCTGGAACGATAATATTTGAGGACTTAAACCTAACAGAAGAAAATGACATAGATATTACAGGACTTTGTTCAGGGGAGATTATTGACTTAACTGCAGGAAACGTAGAGATGAATGGTGGTTTAAGTGCAAAGTGGCAAATTGAAATTAAAGATTGTTACGTACTTTAATGGAGGTAAACGATGTCTTATGGATCAAGTAATATAACAGTAAATAAAATACATTCTGCAGGACTTTATCAAGATACAAATGGTGCATATCCAGCAGGGGCAAATGCTGATAGTGTTCTTTTATTAAGTTTTAGCAACCAACTTGGTGTAGGACAGATGCTTAACGGTACTTGGTATACGCGTTTACGTTGGTTTATGGCATTTGATTTTCCAGCTCATTATATGGCTATGGACGCAGTTTTACATTATAACATCCAAAATGATAATACTAATACAGATTTTACTTTAGAAGTCAGACCTTCAACTGCTAATGCTCCTCCAATCGTAAGTGACTGGCCTGATTACGGTGCTGTTTTGGATTCAGTTTCTACAAATGGTATTAGTTTAGGTTGGAATACTTTTGACATTCCCTCAGCAAATTTAGCAGCTACAACAAAATTAGCGTTTACTTCAGATAGAGAAATAGCAAGTACCGTACCAACAGACTTAGAAAGACTTCTTATTTATGGAGCCATCAATTCAGTATATTTAACAATTCAAATACCTTTAGTTCCAAAAGTACCCACGAATTTAGGTGTAACTCCGTTTTCAGATGGAAGCCATATTTTAACTTCATTAACTTACAATGCAGGGGGTGCTAATGGTAATACTCAATGTACTTGGATAAGAGTTCAAATTTCAGATGATGCTGAATTTGTTAATATTTTAGAAGATACTACACAAGTAGCTCAAGATCCGATAGATAACGGAGATCCAATTTCAAAAATAATTGATTGGTTTCCAACTTCAGCAGGAACTTATTATGTCAGGATAGCAACGTGGGACGATGATAACAAAGCTCTTTCAGAAGTATGGGGTTCGACTTCTTTTGTAGCTGCTTATCCTTCAGAGACTTCATTAAGTTATGCACAGTCTGATGAGAAATTCAAGTTCACAGCAGTTATTCAAGACTCTTATACAAAACCGCCTGTTGTCGCACTTACAGTAGGAAATAAATCATATGTAATGGATTTTGTATCAAGAACTGGTGCCTATGATTATACTTTTACCAAGATAATAGAGCTTGAAAAAGGCGATTTTGAATACCATATTGAAATCGGAAATGTCTGGACAGTTGAAATTTGCAACACTTATTTTTTACACACAAATTACAATTTGAATGACGGAAAAATAGGGATTTTTTGGGGGAATAGAAAAATCAACGCTTGGAATATTACTTTAGAAGAAAATCTTCTCCCCGACCTTAACAGAGTTGAATTTGATACCGATGAAGACATAACAACAGGCGAACTTCGACTTGTTACGAGAATCCAGACCTTAAAATCGTATCCCTTACAAATAGAAGACAAAGTTTCAAATGAAGACCATTATCACATTACGGTAGTAGAGACAGCAAAAAGAGATTTAAATCAAACAATTTCAGTAAGCACAAAGTCAATGAACTCAAAAACTCTTTTGGAATCTTTAATGCCTAATTATATTTTTAAAGGAGATCTTGTTCAAAATATAGTATTACAACAATTTACAGATGAACAAGTCTCGTATATTTTCGATAAGGTTTTAATCTTAAATGGAAGTTATGCCTTTTTAAGAAATTACCAAATATTTTTACACGATTCAGATGAGACTGCAAAATTGACTTTGTTTAAAACGGATCAGGGAGTCAGTTGGTCAGACAATCGAAAAATGATTTTAAACCATTTGAAAGAATATTACAAAGTTGTTCAATATCCCGTACCAAGTTTTTTGTTTACAGACTACGATTCTGCAAATTGGACAGGAACTGTATCAGATGTAACAAGTACAGGAGATCTTGTAGCGCCTCCTTCGGGAAATCCATATCTTTTAAAAGGCACGGGAACAATCTACCGAACAGCCGATTTTCTATTTTCTGACTTTGACCACTTTAAAACTAATTGGTGTCCTGATTCTGCAGCCTCTATAGAAATTAGACTTGAAACTAATTCGTCAGATTATTATACTTTTTCACGAGCTTTTTCAGGACAGAAAGGAGCAGGATTTGTTTTATCTGGAGATTCACAAGATGACGAAATAACTAAAACCTTAAATTTTGCAACAAAGTTTATTTCAAAAGTTGAAGGCTATGCGTCAGCACCGTGTAAAGTTAAGTACACATTAAAAAAATCAGGTGCAACTGTTACTTCAACAGATTATCAGAATGTCAGTTCTTACTTTGGACATACCTTTAACGATATAGAATGCGATGAGATTATTTTAACTTTTTCAAATCTTTATGTTGTTTCAAATAATTATGGAATAAGTTGTAACCAACTAATGATAGAAGAATACAAACAAATTTATGAAACAACGGGTACACGGACTTATGCTGTTTGGGATCAAAG